AATGCGCCCAGGGCTATGCCGCCTATGTGGTGGAGCTGCTCGAAACAGCCAAGCAGACCTGCTCCGATCCCGTTGTCATGATCGAGCAGAGGGTTAATTTCACCCGTTGGGTCAAGGAAGGCTTCGGCACCGCAGACTGCATCGTGATTGCCGATGGCGTCATGAACATCTGCGACTACAAACACGGTCAAGGTGTGGAAGTCAGCGCCGTGGGTAATCCCCAGATGAGGCTCTACGCCCTGGGCGCTCTGGAAATCTTCGATGACATTTACGACATTGAGGAGATCCGCATGACCATCTATCAGCCTCGCAAATCCAATATCAGCGTTGACGGTATGGCAAAGGCAGACCTGCTCCGTTGGGCAGACACCGAACTGTACGAAAAAGCTGAAATGGCCTATGCGGGACAGGGAGACTTCCACTGCGGTGAGTGGTGCCGGTTCTGTAAGGCAAAGGCAGAATGCCGTGAACGCGCCGAAGCAAACCTGGCACTCGCCCAATATGACTTCCAAGCCCCCGCTCTCCTGGAGGACTCCGAGATTGCTGACATCCTCGGCAAGGTCGATGCCCTCACTGCCTGGGCATCCGATGTGAAGGAGTATGCCCTTCAGCAAGCTATCAGCGGTAAAGAGTGGTCTGGGTGGAAGTTGGTCGAAGGTCGATCCAACCGCAAATACACCAGTGAGGCCGTTGTAGCCGCCACCGTTGAGGGTGCAGGCTATGACCCCTATGAGCGAAAGGTCATGGGCGTGACCGCCATGCAGAAGATGCTCGGTAAATCCCGCTTTGAAGAACTTCTCGCTCCCTATATTGAAAAGCCGCAAGGCAAACCCACGCTCGTGCCGGAGAGCGATAAGCGTCCGGCAATGAATACAGCCAAAAACGATTTTATGGAGGAATTTTAATATGTCTACTAACGCAATCAAAGTCAACAACCCTATGAAGGTTATCACCGGTCCCGACACCCGTTGGTCTTACGCCAATGTCTGGGAGCCCAAGTCCATCAACGGCGGCGCAGCCAAGTACAGCGTCAGCCTCATCATTCCCAAGTCCGACACCAAGACGGTCGCCAAGATCAAGGCGGCAATCGAAGCTGCCTACCAGGAGGGTCAGGCAAAGCTGAAGGGCAACGGTCGTTCCGTACCTCCTCTCGCTGCCATTAAGAACCCCCTGCGCGATGGTGATGTTGAGAGACCCGATGATCCCGCTTATGCCAACGCATACTTCGTCAACGCCAACTCTGCCACCGCTCCCGGCATCGTGGATGCTGACCGCAATCCTGTGCTGACCCGCTCCGAGGTTTACTCCGGCGTGTACGGTCGTGCCAGCATCAACTTCTATGCCTTCAACAGCAACGGCAACAAGGGTATCGCCTGCGGTCTGAATAACCTGCAGTTGATCCGCGCCGGTGAACCCCTGGGCGGCAAGGCAAGCGCCGAGTCCGACTTCGCAACTGATGCCGAAGACGATTTTCTGAACTAAGACAATGGAGGTAAAACACTATGGAAATGCTTCAGACCATTCTTATCACCATCATCCTCGCTGCATGGCTTTGCCTCAGCGTAGCCTTCCTCGTAACCACCATCATGTCCCTGGTCTATGACCACAAGCGCGAAAAGCGTGAAAAGGAACAGGCTGCCCGCGACCTTGAGTATCACAAGAAGCGTATGGAAGCCCTCGAAAAGTAAGCATCTCATCCCAGGGTGGCGGAGCAATCTGCCACCCTATTGGGGATTGAGAAAGGACTGGTGATTATGAAAACACTCTCAATTGATATCGAGACTTACAGCGATCAGAACCTTGCCAAGTGCGGGGTTTACCGCTACGTGGAGTCTCCCGTATTTCAAATACTTTTATTCTCCTACAGCGTTGATGGCGCTCCTGTGCAGTTGGTCGACCTTGCCTGCGGTGAGGAGATCCCCGCCGAGGTCGTTTCCGCGCTGACGGATGATTCCGTTATCAAGTGGGCTTTCAACGCCAACTTTGAACGCATCTGCCTTTCCAAACACCTGGGGTATCCCACTGGCGATTACCTCGACCCGGAATCCTGGCGTTGCTCTATGATTTGGGCGGCCACGATGGGGCTTCCGCTTTCCCTGGAAGGTGTTGGTGCTGTGCTTGGGCTTGAGAAGCAGAAGCTGACCGAGGGCAAGGAACTCATCAAATATTTCTGTCAGCCCTGTGCGCCGACCAAGGCAAACGGACAGCGTACCCGTAACCTTCCGGCTCACGCCCCAGATAAGTGGTTGGCTTTCAAGAAGTACAACATCCGCGATGTTGAAACTGAAATGTCCATCCAGGATCGGCTTGCGAAGTATCCCGTGCCGGACAGCGTGTGGGACGAGTATCACATCGACCAGGAAATCAACGACCGAGGTGTTGCCCTGGATATGGAACTGGTACAGCAGGCTATTCAGATGGATGGCAGATCCCGCTCCGAACTTACCCAGGCAATGAAAACTCTGACCGATTTGGAGAACCCCAACTCCGTACAGCAGATGAAGGGGTGGTTATCCCTCAATGGCATGGAAACGGACACCCTCGGCAAAAAGGCTGTGGCTGAAATGCTGAAGACCGCACCGCCGGAGTTGCAGACCGTACTAACCCTTCGTCAGCAGCTTGCCAAATCCTCGGTGAAGAAGTACCAGGCAATGGAAACCGCCGTCTGTGCCGATGGCCGTGCCAGAGGAATGTTCCAGTTCTATGGTGCCAACCGCACAGGAAGATGGGCAGGACGCATTATTCAGATGCAAAATCTCCCGCAGAACCACCTTTCTGACCTTGCCGAAGCCCGTGGACTTGTCCGCTGTGGTGACTTTGAGGGTTTACAAATGCTCTACGAAGATGTGCCGGATACGCTTTCGCAGCTGATTCGCACGGCATTCGTTCCCCAGGATGACCGCAAGCTGATCGTTGCTGACTTTTCTGCCATTGAAGCCCGTGTGATTGCATGGCTTGCCGGAGAAGATTGGCGTCAGAAGGTCTTTGCGGAGGGCAAGGACATCTACTGCGCCTCTGCTTCACAGATGTTCGGCGTTCCCGTGGAAAAGCACGGTATCAACGGACACCTCCGGCAGAAAGGCAAAATCGCAGAATTGGCTCTCGGCTACGGTGGATCTGTCGGTGCGCTGAAAGCTATGGGTGCTTTGGAGATGGGCTTGTCCGAAGAGGAACTCCCGCCCCTGGTGGATGCTTGGCGGCAGGCAAACCCCAATATCACAAAGCTGTGGTGGGATGTTGACCGAGCCGCTATGGAGGCTGTCCGCTTCAAGCACACCAACGAAACCCACGGCATCACCTTCTGCTGCAAAAGCGGAATGCTGTTCATCACGCTGCCGTCCGGCAGACAGCTTGCCTATGTAAAGCCCAAGGTCGGCACCAACAAGTTCGGCGGCGACTGTATCACCTACGAAGGTGTCGGCGGCACGAAAAAGTGGGAGCGGCTCGACAGCTATGGTCCCAAGTTCGTGGAGAACATCGTCCAGGCAACCGCCCGTGACATTCTCTGCTACGCCATGACCACTCTTCGCCATTGCTCCATTGTGATGCACATCCATGACGAAGTGGTCATCGAAGCTGACCGCCGAATGTCTCTGCAAGCAGTCTGCGATCAGATGGGCAGAACCCCTCCCTGGGCAAAGGGACTGCAGCTTCGTGCCGATGGCTACGAGACTGACTTTTACAAGAAAGATTAACGAGGTAAATCCCATGAGTATAAACAAATTCAACAGCGAGGGGTATTACGATCCCACCGCTTACGAAGCAATGACAACCGTAGAAAAGGAAGAACAGGCGCTTCGTGCCTTCCGACCCATCGTTTACATTTGCTCTCCCTATGCCGGAGATGTGTCGAAGAATGTCGAAAACGCTCGACAGTACAGCCGCTTCGCCGTGGACAAGGGGTATATCCCTGTTGCACCGCACCTGCTGTTTCCGCAGTTCCTCAACGATAACAATCCCAAGGAGCGCCAGTTGGGTCTGTTCTTCGGCAACGCACTTATGAGCAAGTGCAGCGAAGTATGGGTCTTTGGTGACCGCATCTCTTCCGGCATGGAAGCAGAAATCCGCAGAGCCAAGTGGAAGAATTACCGCTTGCGCTACTTTACCGAAAATTGCGAGGAGGTATAAACCATGTTCACCCTTTACAGTGCAGATTTTATCAACGCGCCCAGCAACTGCTCCTATCCGCACAAAACAGAAGTAATTGATGCTGCGGATCTCGCTGCCGCTGTCAGCCGCGACTATGTGTGTGCCGAATACTTGAACTGTTATCGCAACGGCGAGAACTTCCTCGGTTCGGACTGTCTGCCCGTTGACTGCGACAATGACCACTCCGAGAACCCTTCCGATTGGGTCACTCCGGCTGATGTCCAGGCGGCATTTCCCGGCATCACCTTTGCGGTACATTACAGCCGTTTCCATATGCGTGAGAAGAACGGCAAACCCGCTCGTCCCAAGTTCCATGTACTGTTTCCCATTGAGTGCATGACCGATCCGGCAGCGTACAGCGAAATGAAGAAGCTGGTCAACACCATTTTCCCGTACTTTGACACCAAGGCTCTGGATGCCGCTCGTTTCTTCTTCGGCACGGCAGAACCCCAGGTGGAAATCTTCAATGGTGAGATGACCTTAAGCGAATACTTATCCGCAGAGGACTTCGATGCAGATATGGGCAGCGGTTCTCACGGTGGCAACCAGGTCATTCCCGAAGGAAGCCGTAATGCTACCATGTCCCGTTTTGCCGGTCGCGTCATCAAAAAGTACGGTGACAACGACACCGCCTTCCAGTGCTTTATGGAAGAGGCAGAAAAATGCACCCCTCCTTTGGAACAGCAGGAGTTGATGACCATTTGGCACAGCGCCCAGAAGTTCTATGCAAAGGTGCAACAGCAGGACGGATATATCTCTCCCGAATTATACAACGACGATACGTCCTATAAACCGGACGATTTCTCCGATGTTGGACAGGCCGAGGTTCTGGCAAAGCACTTCTCCGGGGAACTGCGTTATTCTCCAGCAACCCACTACATCCGTTACAACGGTCGGTACTGGCAGGAAACCGAACCCGGCGCACAGGCTGTTGCCCACGAACTGACCCGCCGCCAGTTGAAGGAAGCCTCTGCGGATATGATGGCAGCCCTTGCCACTCTCAAGGCTTCTGGCGCACAGGACATTCTGGACAACAACAGCAAAGCCAAAGCGGAAGGCATGATGAACGACGAGCAGGCTGAAGCCTATAAAGCCTTCGTAGCTGCAAAGGCATACCAGTCCTATGTCATTCAGCGCCGTGCCTCCAAGAATATCACCGCCACGCTGAAGGAGTCCCGCCCGATGCTTGAGATCACTCCGCAGGACTTGGATGCCAACCCTTACTTGCTCTGTACCCCGGATGCGACCTATGACCTCCGCTTGGGCATGGCAGGTGCAAGAGAGCATTCCCCGGAGGACTTCATCACCAAGACCACCACAGTTTCTCCCAGCGACCGTGGTAAGCAGATTTGGCTCGACTGCCTGGATACCATCTTCTGCGGTGACCAGGAACTTATCAACTATGTGCAGATGATTTGCGGTCTTGCCGCCGTTGGCAAGGTTGAGGTCGAAGCCCTCATCATCGCATACGGCTGCGGTCGAAATGGCAAGTCCACCTTCTGGAACTCCGTGTCCCGTGTCCTCGGTCTGTACAGCGGTAACATCTCCGCTGACACGCTGACCTTCGGATGCCGCCGCAATGTGAAGCCGGAAATGGCAGAGGTCAAGGGCAAGCGTCTGCTCATTGCCGCCGAGATGCAGGAAGGCGCTCGTCTAAACGATTCCACCGTCAAGCAGCTCTGCTCCGTGGATGACATCTTTGCGGAGAAAAAGTACAAAGACCCCTTCAGTTTCTCTCCGAGCCACAGCCTGGTGCTGTATACCAACCATCTGCCGAAGGTCAGTGCCTCCGATGACGGTACCTGGCGCCGTCTGATTGTCATTCCCTTCAATGCCAAGATTGAAGGCAAGAGTGATATCAAGAACTACGGCGACTACCTCTATCAGAACGCCGGAGAGAGCATTCTCGCCTGGATCATCGAAGGTGCCAAGAAGGTCATTGACCTGGGCTACAAGTTCCCGGTTCCGGCAATCGTGAAGAAAGCCATCGATGACTACCGCAGCCAGAACGACTGGTTCGGCAACTTCCTCGATGAGAAATGCGAGGTGGGCAGCGGTTACCGCGAGAGTTCCAATGCTCTGTACCAGGCATACCGCAACCACTGCATGGACACCAACGAATATGTCCGCAGCACCGCCGACTTCTACACAGCCCTTGAGGGTGCGGGCTTTGATCGTATCAAGGTCAAAAACAAGCGTTTTATCAAGGGTGTGCGGCTGAAGCCGGAAGATGCTGACAGCGAGGATTTCCTGGACTAAATGACCTCTGGGTTAACCTCTATTAAGGTCATTTACAAAAAAGTCTCTTAAGGGAATTTTTATAAAAAACCATAAGAAAAAGTCTTGTAAATGACATTCAACGAGGTTAACCCAGACCATAAATCCGAAGAGGAGAAAGCATTATGAGAGAAAAAACAATCGAGCGTAAATTAACGCTGATGGTAAAAAAGCAGGGCGGCATCTGTCCGAAGTTCGTTTCTCCAGGATTTGATGGGATGCCCGACCGAATAGTTCTTCTGCCAGGGGGCCATATGGCTTTTGTGGAAGTTAAGGCTCCAGGTCAAAAGCCACGGGCATTGCAAACCTCCCGCCACGCGCTTTTGCGTAGGTTGGGCTTCCGGGTCTACGTCCTGGACAACGAAGAACAGATTGGAGGTATCCTTGATGAGATACGCACCGCATGATTACCAGGCTTATGCCATCGACTATATTGAGACCCATCCCATTGCCACCGTGTTTTTGGATATGGGTCTTGGCAAAACAAGCATCACCCTCACAGCCATCAACGACCTGCTGTTTGACAGCTTTGAAGTCCACCGCATCCTGGTCATCGCACCGCTGCGAGTGGCACGGGACACATGGACGGCTGAAGTTGATAAGTGGGATCACCTTCAGAACCTCATCTGCTCCGTGGCTGTTGGCACAGAGGCAGAACGCAAAGCCGCCCTTCTACGGCAGGCTGACATTTACATCATCAACAGAGAAAATGTCCAATGGCTCATTGAGGAGAGCGGCATCCCGTTCACCTTCGATATGGTTGTGATTGATGAACTGTCCTCCTTCAAGAACCACAACACAAAGCGGTTCAAGTCTCTGCTGAAGGTCAGACCCAAGGTCAGCCGAATCGTTGGCTTGACCGGCACGCCTGCCTCCAACGGTCTGATGGATCTGTGGGCAGAGTTCCGCATCCTGGATATGGGTCAGCGGCTTGGCAGGTTCATCACCAAATACCGCACCGACTACTTTATGCCGGACAAACGGAACGGTCAGATCATTTATTCCTACAAACCTCTGCCTTATGCGGAAAATGCCATCTACAAGAAAATCGGTGACATCACCATTTCCATGAAGGCAACCGATCACCTGCAGATGCCGGAACTGATCAGCAGCGAATATGAAGTGCGCCTGTCCGATGAAGAGAAAGCCCACTATGAAGAACTGAAGCAGGAGTTGGTGCTGACCATTAATGACGGTGAAATCACAGCCGCCAATGCAGCATCCCTTTCCGGCAAGCTGTCCCAGATGGCAAACGGCGCAATCTATGATGATGAGGGCAACACACTCCATATCCACGACCGCAAACTGGATGCTTTGGAGGACATCATTGAAGCCGCCAATGGCAAGCCGATCCTGGTAGCCTACTGGTTCAAGCACGACCTCATCCGCATATCCGAGCGTCTGAAGAAACTGCATATTCCGTTCTCCCGCCTGGATGACTCAAATAGCATCCGCAGATGGAACAACGGAGAAATCCCTGTGGCACTTATCCACCCTGCATCCGCAGGTCACGGACTCAACCTCCAATCCGGCGGTTCAACCCTCGTGTGGTTTGGGCTGACATGGAGTTTGGAACTGTATCAGCAGACAGTAGCCCGTCTGTGGCGGCAGGGACAGACATCCGAAACCGTGGTGGTGCAGCACATCATCACAAAGGGCACCATTGACCACCGCATTATGAAAGCCCTCTCCCAGAAAGAGCATACACAGACGGCACTGATTGATGCCGTAAAAGCGGACTTGCAAATCTGAGACAAAATATCGACAATTTTCGACAATCCGTGCCAATCCGAGGATCTCAAAATATCGGAGGTACGAATATGGAATCTTATCAGGCATTAGCCAACGCCATTGTAGAACTGGCCGTAAAAGACTACAAAAGAGCCCTCAATCAGCACTACCGCTTTCCCCAAAACAAGGACTTTGCAGACGAGGTCAGCAATTTGGAACGGTTCTTCCGTTCCGGCTGGTATGGAATGCTGACAGACCTTGATGGTGAGTACCTTATGACGGGTGTCCGCCGTATGGTGCAACAGGAGGTGGCGGCATGACAGCAAAGGAATATTTGCAACAGGCGCGTTTCCTGGATCAGCGGATCGACTCCAAGATTGCCCAGGTCGCATCCCTTAATGATCTCGCCACCAAATGCTCTGCCACTCTGACGGGTATGCCAAGAAACCCCAATCGTGGCGGCTCCACTATGGCAGATGCAGTCTGCAAAATCGTGGATCTGCAAGCCGAAATCAACCGAGACATTGACCGCCTGGTGGATTTGAAGCGTGAGATTATGGAGGTCATAAAAGCAGTCCCCAACACCGAGTATCAGACCATTTTGGAAAAGCGGTATCTCTGCTTTACCGCCTGGGAGCAGATTGCTGTGGATTTGTGCTACAGCATACAGCACACCTACCGTATGCATGACGCAGCCCTCAAAGAAGTTGAGCAGATTCTCAATCGTGAGAGTTAATACCATAGAATGAGAGTCCCTTCCTATGGTATCATTATAATGGCGAAAGAGAATACAGAACGGCCTCGCAGGAGCAATCCTGTGGGGCTTTTCTTATGCCCCAAGGAGGTGAAACGATGCCAAAGAAACCCAAGCGCCCGTGTTCTTACCCCGGCTGTCCAAGGCTTACAGATGGTAGGTTCTGTGAGGAACACGTAAAAGCTGAAGCCCAACGCTATGAGAAGTATGACAGAGACCCTGCTGTACGCCGTAGATATGGACGGGCTTGGAAGCGTATCCGTGACAGCTATGTTCAGCAGCACCCACTGTGTGAGCGGTGCCAGGAGCAAGGCAAGCTGATACCAACAGAGGAAGTCCATCATAAGGTACCTTTGTCTGAGGGTGGCACTCACGCAAGAAGTAATTTGATTGCCCTTTGCAAGTCCTGTCACGCACAAATCCATGCAGAACGAGGCGATCGTTGGCACAATCACTGACCCGGTAGGGGCGGTCAAATCTCTGGGACCTTTATCCCGTGCAACGGGCGTGGGGTCACGTGTTGAAAATCGCATAAGTTTTCGGGGGAATAGGCCCCGGCATGAAGGAGGTGTGTAAAAATGGGTCAAAGAGGACCTAAACCCGGCACTGGCGGCAGACCGAAAAAGCCGATTGCTGACAAGATTGCGGATGGAAATCCGGGCAAGAGACCGCTGACTGTAATTGATTTCAAAGACAGCGCGGCTGACCTGGAAGGACAGGCAATGCCCGTTCCCAAGGACTTCCTTTCCGCAAAGCAAAAAGACGGCTCTACACTCTGCGCCGCCGAAATCTATGAAAATGTATGGAAGTGGCTGTCCGACCGAGGCTGTGCTTCCATCGTTTCTCCCGACCTCATTGAACGCTTCGCAATGGCAAGCGCCCGATGGATTCAGTGCGAGTCCATTACCAGTGAGTTGGGCTTCCTGGCAAAGCACCCCACCACGGGTGCAGCTATCCAGTCACCGTATGTGGCTATCGCAAATACCTACATGACGCAGGCCAACCGTCTGTGGTCAGAAATCTTCCAAATCGTCCGTGAGAATTGCACCGGCGAATATGGTGGTGCAAGCCCCCAGGATGATGTGATGGAAAGACTACTTCGAGCAAGGAAAGGATAATGCATTATGTTTGAGAAAGTAAATCCGAGCCACCCGGATAAGGTGGCAGACCGCATTGCCGGTGCCGTGGTGGACATTGCCTACGATACACAGATCGACCCCAAGGTTGCTGTGGAGGTACTTGTCGGTCACGGCATTTGTCATATCATCGCAGAAACTTCCGCTACCATTAACCGTGATAAGGTTTGTGCTGCCGTGAAGCGTATCGCCGGAGATCTGAAGGTCGACTTGGTGGTCGTTCCCCAGGACGCACACCTTGCTCGTAACCAGGCAGATGCTGTCCGCTGCGGTGACAACGGCATCTTCAAAGGTGTACCCGTGACCGAGGAACAGAAAAAGCTGACTGGCATTGCCAGAGCAATCTACGCTTTCAACCGCACCGACGGAAAGTACATCCTTGATGGTGACCGATTGATTATCTGTCAGAGCAACGCCAAGAGTGAGGAACTGAAATCCATCTTCCCCAACGCAGAGGTCAATCCCCTGGGCGATTGGACTGGCGGCACGGATGTGGACACGGGTGCTACCAACCGCAAGCTGGGCAGCGATATGGCTGACAGCGTAACGGGCGGCGGTCTCCACGGCAAGGATCTGTCCAAGGCTGATGTCAGCGTGAACATTTACGCATGGCTCAAAGCCCAGGAAACCGGGAAGCCTGTGGAACTGTGCTGCGCCATCGGTGATGAGACCGTTGACGGTGTTCCTTATTCTGAAATCGTGGAAACGGCAAGAGAATTCATCCGCTCTCGTGGTGGCTTTGAGGCATTCGCCGAGTGGGGTCTCGTATGATTATTGAAAAGAAAAACACCGTAGACCTACTGCCTGCGGACTACAACCCCCGAAAAGACCTCAAGCCCGGTGATGCGGAATACGAAAAGCTGAAGCGTTCCATTGAGCAGTTCGGCTATGTCGAGCCGGTCATCTGGAACAAGACCACAGGCAGAGTTGTCGGTGGCCATCAGCGTTTGAAGGTTCTCATCGATATGGGCATGACCGAGGTTGACTGCGTTGTGGTGGAACTTTCCGAGGAAAAGGAAAAGGCGCTGAACGTGGCGCTGAACAAAATCTCCGGCGATTGGGACAAAGATAAGTTGGCTCTGCTCATCGCAGATTTGCAGGGCGCAGATTTTGATGTGTCCCTTACTGGCTTTGAGCCTGCGGAGATTGATGCTCTTTTCAAAGACACCCTCAAGGACGGCGTCAAGGATGATGACTTTGATGTTGGTGCCGAACTGGAAAAGCCCACCTTCTCCAAGGCAGGTGATGTTTGGACACTTGGCCGCCATCGGCTGATCTGCGGTGACAGCACCAAGTCTGAAACCTTCGAGATGCTTATGGGCAGCACCAAAGCCAACCTGGTCATCACCGACCCTCCATACAACGTCAACTACGAAGGCTCGGCTGGCAAAATCAAAAATGACAATATGGCTGATGAAGCCTTTTATAATTTCCTCTTGGCGGCATACACGCAGATGCACTCTGCTATGGCAGATGACGCATCCATCTATGTGTTCCATGCCGACACCGAGGGTCTGAACTTCCGCAGGGCTTTTGCCGATGCGGGTTTTTATTTGTCCGGCTGTTGCATTTGGAAGAAGCAGTCCCTTGTCTTGGGGCGCTCTCCTTACCAGTGGCAGCACGAACCTTGTCTGTACGGTTGGAAGAAAAACGGCAAGCATCAGTGGTACACCGGCAGGAAGGAAACCACCATCTGGGAATTTGACAAGCCCAAGAAGAATGGTGACCATCCGACTATGAAGCCGATCCCTCTGTTGGCTTATCCCATTATGAATTCCACCATGAGCAATGCGGTGGTGCTTGACCCCTTCGGTGGTTCCGGCAGTACCCTCATTGCCTGTGAGCAGACCGACCGCATCTGCTATACCGTGGAACTGGATGAGAAGTTCTGCGATGTAATCGTAAAGCGGTACATTGAGCAGGTCGGCTCTGCGGACGAAGTTTCGGTCATTCGTGACGGACTTTCGTACAAGTATGAGGAGGTGTCAAATGAACAATCTCACCCTCGGCAGTCTGTTTGACGGCTCCGGCGGTTTTCCTTTGGGCGGCTTGATTTCCGGCATCACACCTGTGTGGGCATCGGAGATCGAGCCGTTTCCCATTCGGGTAACCACCAAGCGACTGCCTTTTATGAAGCACTACGGCGACATCTCCCAAATGGATGGTGGAAAGATTGAGCCTGTTGACATTATCACTTTCGGTTCTCCCTGTACCGATATGTCGGTGGCGGGCAAACGAGCCGGATTGGACGGACAGCAGTCCGTTCTTTTTTATCAAGCCATCCGAATCATCAAAGAAATGAGGTGTGCTACACATGGAAAATACCCCCGCTGGATCTGTTGGGAGAACGTCCCCGGTGCATTCTCATCGAATGCCGGATGCGACTTCCAAGCAGTCCTCGAAGCGGTCATCGGCATCGTTGAGCCGGACACCCAGGTGCCTATGCCTGAAAAAAGCAAATGGCCCCACGCAGACTGCTACATGGGAGACGGATGGAGCGTTGCTTACCGAACTCTCGATGCACAATATTGGGGAGTCCCCCAACGAAGAAAACGCATCTACCTTATCGCAGATTTTGCAGGTCGGAGTGCCTGCGACATACTTTTTAAGTCCGAAGGCTTGTCAAGGTATTCTGCGGAGGGCTTCCGCTCGTGGCAAAGAGCTGCCGGAAGTATTAAGGATTGCGTTGGAGCAACAGGCTTTGACGGATACAACGGAGAGCTGACCGGGGATGTAAGTTCGACCCTCGGTGTGAACTGTGGTATGAGTACGGGCAGAAACGGCATCGTGCTGAATGACCAGGGCGGCAACCGAATGGATGTCACCGATGAGGTCACCGCAACACTCCGTGCCGAGGCTCACCACCCTCCGTGCGTTCTGGAATCCGCAGGCTTTTGCACAGAGCATTCTTCCAAGAGTCGGAGCATCGGATATGAGGAAGAAACCTCTCCGACCCTCCGGGCGGGTGTCGTTCCTGCCGCTGTTGCATTGGAGAATCACCCCGCCGATAGCCGTGTCACCATCTCGGATGATGATAAGGTACAGACTCTTACTTCCCGTATGGGGACCGGCGGTGGCAATGTTCCTCTCGTGATGAATTGGGACGGCGAACAGACCGCACCCACACTTACCGCCCACAACGCGGGTGGTAATCAGCGGATGCCGGATAAAAACCACTTCAACTGTGTTTTGCAGGCGTTCGGCATCAGTGCCAAAGACAGCAATGCTATGAAGTCAGCCAACCCTCACAGCGGTATCTACGAAGCGGACACTTCCCGTACCATTGATGGCAATGGTGGAAACCCCGGTTGCAACCAGGGCGGCATCATTGTGATTGAGGGCAACGGAACTCGTCCTTCCCACCAGGGGGACGGTTATAAAGAGTCCGATGTGATGTATACCCTCAACACGGTCGACCGCCATGCTGTCTATGCAATGACCACGGGTAGCTTCGCCCAGGTTGCCGAAGACAAAGCCCCCACAGTCCTTGCCAGGGATTATAAAGACCCTACAGCCGTTTGCTACGGCATCGGCAGGGATACTTTTAACCAGGGCAAAAACGCAAAGTTCTCTCCGACCTTCGAGCCGGAGTTACAGCCGACGCTCGTTGCCAAAGGTCCCGGCGCCGTGCAGAACGGATACACCGTCCGCAGACTCACTCCCACCGAGTGCGCCCGCTTGCAGGGCTTTCCAGACTGGTGGTGCGATGACCTGGGCATTGAGCCTACCACGGATGACCTTCGCTATTGGTACGATGTATTTGAAACCCATCGGAAAATTGTAGGTTCGTCCACCAAGCCCAAGACGCTGAAGCAGATTGCAAAATGGCTGCGTGATCCCCATTCGGATGCAGCCGAGTATAAGATGTGGGGTAACGGAGTGGCTCTGCCGTGCGTGGTTTTTGTGCTTTCCGGCATTGTCTGGTGTACACAAAACGAGGGCTGATATGTGCGGATATAATCTACACCCCAAATGTGCAGATATAACTTGCTATATCGGAACACTGACGGTAATATGTGACTACCCAAATTAAAGGAGGTCAAACACATGATTATCAACTACAATGTCAGCGGTTCCGACCGCAAGCGCCTGGTCGCAGCCATCGCAGAACACACAGGCGAAAAAGCCAAGTACCTCGGCGCTCCCGGCTTTGCCTACCAGGTTGGCGGTTACACCATCAGCGTGGACGGACAGGTCACCATCGAGGACAACAGTACCGCAGCAACCCTCGTCCGTTTCCTTCGGGAGAAAGGCTTCCAGGCAGAAGATCCTCTTGCCGAGTGCGTTGCCGAGGATACCATCGAAGAAGAGGACGCTCCTACTGAAATCGATGGCATCTGCATTTCCATGCCTCGTAGCCTTTTCACCGATGCCAACCTGGAAAACCTCAAGGGCATCATTGCCGCCAAGGGTAGCCTTATCAAGAAAGCCCTGGGTACGGACAGCTTGCCTTTGGAGATCACCGACACGAAGGTTTCTTTCCCTTGGTTTCCCGGCATTCCTACCCCGGACGAGATGAAAGCCTACGACACCTTCATCTGCAAGCTGTGCGAAATGGCTCGAAATCAGAAGCGTGTGGTGGCAAAGGAAAAGGAAACGGACAATGACAAATACGCATTCCGCTGCTTCCTTCTTCGCCTGGGTTTTATCGGTGAGGAATTCAAATCCGAACGCAAGATTCTGCTCCGTAACTTGTCTGGCAGTTCCGCATTCAGAGGGGGTGCAAAAAATGAGATTTCCGAGTAAAGAAACGGTGGAGCGTATCCGCCGAGAGTACCCTGTCGGTTGCCGTGTTGAACTCATTATGATGAACGATCCCTACCGCACAGACCTTGTCCCTGGATGCCGTGGCACGGTTCGCGGTGTCGATGATACGGGAACAATCCTTGTCCGTTGGGACATTGGGTCAAGCCTGGGTGTTATCTACGGAGAAGACTCCTGCAGAAAGGTGGTCGAGGATGATGAGTGAAACCGTGCGTGAGCAGATTCTCACCATCCGAGCCACCGGGCTTACAAATATGTTCGATGTGAATATGGTACAGCGTCTTGCCTTTGACAGAGGTTTTTATGAACTGGTGAACTACCTGGAAGACCACCGTGGCGAGTACGTCCATTTCATCCTCACGGGTGAGTCATAAACTACACAATACCACTGCCCATAAAGGCAAAATGATCGTGTAGTTTATTATCGCAAAACCACTGGATATTATGTGTATTCAGAGGTAATATGTGTCACACCGAAAGGAAAAACACAGGAAAACGGGGGAAAGCAAAATGGAATTTACTACAATGGAGCAGCTTCAAATGAAGGTTTCCGCAAGCTACGGTGCGGTTCTCAAGTTCGGCGATAAGGTTTTCGTTACGGACTACCATTGGAAAGGCGGCTTCACCGCAGAGATTTTCGAGTTCGTTGAGACGCCCGAAGAAACCGACCTCGGTGAAATCGAGTGCCGACTGGCTCCTTGGGCAAAGACCGATGAGCGCTTTGTTGATAACGGTCACGCCATTGCCT